GTTTCAAACACACCTGAAGATTTAGATTCAAATACTTTAACAGGTAAAATCTTCTTGAAACCAACAAGAGCGTTAGAATATATCGACATCGAGTTTGTGATTACACCAACGGGAGCGTCTTTCGACAACGTATAATAAAAACAATAAAAAAATAGAGTGGGGGGTAGAAATATCCCCCATTATATATTTATAGAAAAAAGAAAACCATGAAAATCGAAAAAAAATTAATCAAAGAATCTTTAGGGTACAACCAAGAAGGTAAAAAAACGTTTTCTGATAAAAAACAAAACATAATCATTACTGAAGCTCAGTTAGAAAAATTATTAGAAAAACTTAAAAAGTAATGAACATTAGAAAACACGTTTTTGATTATCTTAAAAAGGGTAAACTAAATGAGGGTTTTACGGAAGAGGGAAGACCTGATACAAAATATTATGCGTTCGATTGGGATGATAACATTATGTTCATGCCAACTTCAATCATTTTATTATCAGATAAAGATGATGAGGTCCCAATGTCAACTGAAGATTTTGCTGAACATAGACATCAAATAGGCAAGGAACCTTTTAATTATAAAGGAACTGTTGTTGTAGATTACGCACCTAACCCATTTAAAAACTTCAGGTCAGAGGGTGATAAGAGATTTGTGTTAGACTCTATGTTGGCTCAACCAGGGCCGTCTTGGAACGATTTTGTAGAGTGTGTTAACGGAGGTTCAATTTTTGCTATTATTACGGCAAGAGGACACAACCCGAAAGCATTAAGAGAAGCAGTTTATAATCTTATTATGAGTAACCATTTAGGTATCAATAGTAAGACATTATCGGGAAATCTTAAAAGATATCGTGATTTAGGTGGTGATGTAAATGTGGACGGTAAAAAAATTACGACACTTACAAAGAATGAATTAAATGATTATTTGGATTTATGTCGTTTTGAACCCGTTACTTTCGGTGACGGAGATGCTGCCAATCCTGAAGAGGGAAAAATCAAAGCAATGAGAAACTTTATTAATTATTGTAAAGAAATGGCTCAAGAAATTGGACAAAAGGCATTTTTCAAGAATGATGTAGTTAACAACGAAATTGAACCTATAATTGGATTTTCAGATGATGATGAAAGAAATATAGAAAAGATGAAAGACTTTTTAGATAAAGAATATGAAAAAAGTCCAGTAAAAACTTATTTAACTAAAGGAGGAGATAAAAAAGAAGTATAATTATTATTAAGTTCTGGTTCTAGTTAAAGAATATTCTAAATAAAAATGGAAGTAAATAGAAAAAAAATAAATACGATATATTTATTAGAAAAATAAAAGAAATTTAAACACACACAATATGGCTGATTTATTAATGAAAATGCCCTTTCAGTACGAACCAAAAAGAAAAAATAGGTTCATCCTAACTTTCCCTTCTTCTTTGGGTATCAACTCATGGTATGTTGAATCTACTTCAAGACCAAAAATCGAAATCAAAGATGTTGAGATTCCATTCTTAAATACTTCAACTTATGTGGCTGGTCGTTTTAACTGGAGCACAATTGATGTTACTTTCCGTGACCCAATTGGGCCTTCAGCTTCACAGGCACTTATGGAGTGGGTACGTTTACACGCTGAATCTGTGACAGGACGTATGGGTTATGCTGCAGGATATAAAAAAGATATCGACCTTGAAATGTTAGACCCAACAGGTGTAGCGGTTGAGAAATGGATTCTACAAGGTGTGTTCTTAACAAACGTGGACTTCGATTCATTAGGGTATAGTGAAGATGGTCTTATTACTGTTAAAGCAACGCTTAGACCTGACAGATGTATCTTGGTATACTAATATAAAAACAAAATATTTTCTAATCCCATCTATTATAGGTGGGATTTTTTATTTACTAACATTATTTATCATTTATTTTTTAAGAAAAAATTATTATGGATCAAGCTTCTCAATATGGACAAATGGATTTTAACTTACCACACGATGTGGTTTCTTTACCGTCCAAAGGTATATTTTATAAACCAAAAAAAGAATCATTAAAAGTTGGGTTTTTAACTGCTTCAGACGAAAACCTATTAATGTCACAAAATATTCCAAAAGAAGGTTTAATAAATACTTTATTACGAAATAAAATTTATGAACCTGGATTTGATATAACACAATTGATTGATGTCGATGTACAGGCAATATTGATATTTTTAAGAAATACTTCATTTGGTTCCGAATATAATTTTTCAGTCGTTGATCCTGCGAATGGAAAAAGATTTGAAACAACAATTTTATTGGACGAATTAAATTACCAACCAATGAAACATAAACCAAATGATGAAGGGTTGTTTGAATTTATGTTACCAAAAACAAAGGTGAATGTTAAATGTAAAATATTAAACATTGGTGAAGTAAATGAATTGGATAAATTACAAGAATCATATCCACAAGGTATGGTTGCTCCTGTAATTACTAAAAGACTTGAAAAACAAATAGTGGAATTAAATGGTGAACGAGATAAAGGAAAAATCGCATCATTTATTAACCAAATGCCAATATCAGATTCTAAAGAAATTAGAAAGTTTATTAAAGAATGTGAACCAAGTATTGATTTAAACCGAACTATAGTAGCCCCGTCAGGAGAAAAGGTAACAATTGATGTTGCTTTTGGGGCTGAATTTTTTCGTCCTTTCTTCAGCTTATAAATTAAATTTATTAGAGGAAATTTTCTATTTAGTTAAATATGGTAAATTTTCTTATCGAGATATTTTAATCATGCCTACTTTTGAAAGAAAGTTTTTTATTGATAAGTTAGTTGATACTTTTAAAAAATCTTAATTTTTATATTTATAAATAAAAACTCATGCTATTATCAACTATTGGCGGTGGAGCATCATCAACAACACCTTCTGGTGGACCGACACAAACTACTAACTATCCTGAAACAGGTGCCGGTGGATTTAATGATATTGTTACCCAATTAGGTGACCTTAAAAAGGTTATAACAGATTTTGTTGGTGGGCCAATGCCTCAGAATTTAAAAGATGTATACACAAACGCTGAAAAGGCAATTGTGTCGATGAATACTACAGCACTTACTTTACAAAAAAGTATGGGTGGAGTCGCCTTTAACACAAGAGAATTTACCGGTAGATTGATGGATGCCTATAAAAGTACTATTGATTTTGGTGGTACCTTTGATGATGTTGCTGATGGGGTTGAGGGATTAGCTGACAGTATGGGTAGAATGACATACCCGTCCCAAGAGGTTTTAGTATCTATGGTTGAGGTAAGTAAAGCTACTGGCATAGCAACAAAAGAAATCGGTAAGATGGTTGGTGAATTGACCCGACTTGGTGGTAGCCAAACTGAAAGCCTTGTAAAAATGAGTGATTTAGGTAAAGAGGCAAGAAAAGCGGGATTATCATCAAACAAATATTTAACAGAAATCACTAAAAACATGAAAACGATTAGTGGTTTTGGGTTTAAAAGTGGTGTTGACGGAATGGCTAAAATGGTTAAACAAGCCATGTTATTAAGGACAAATATTGAAGCAATAGGCGCAAAAAAAGTACAAGATAGTGCGTTGGATCCTGAAGGGGCTATTGAATTGGCCGCTAACTTTCAAATGTTAGGGGGTGCTGTTGGTAAACTAGCGGACCCATTTCAATTAATGTATATGGCACAAACCGATATGGAAGGGTTACAAAACGAACTTGTTAACTCAACAAAGGCGGCAATGACATTTAATAAAGAAACGGGTAATTTTGATATATCAACACAGGATCTATATCGATTAAGAGAACAAGCTAAATTAACAGGTGCCAATTTAGAAGATTTAGTTCAAACTGGTAGAGAGGCAGCAAAACTTGATTTTATAAAAGAAAAATTTGATTTAAGTGGTTTAGACGAAAACCAACAAGGATTAATTTCTAGTTTAGGAACCATAGGTAAAGGTGGAGAATTAACGGTAGACATACCTGGACTTGGTGCACCAATAGTCGCCAAGGATCCTGAATCATTAAAGGCCGCTTTAGAAACCCCAGCGGCGGTAGAGGCGTTAAAAGAATATCAAGCAAATCAAGGAAAATCAGACAGAGATTTAGCAGTTGCACAATTATCAATTGCCGAACAACAAAAAATTGCAGTAGATAAAATTAAAGATGCGGTTATTCTTAATCTAGACCCTAAAGAAAGAGAAAAATTTTATACAAATATAGAAAATACAAACGCAGCACTTAATCAAAAAGCCACTAATGTCGCAAATACAATGGCTCCTTTAACTAAACAGGGTGTAATTGCTACCTCCGATACGTTATTCACGGAGTCTGCAGGATTCGACCCGTCATTAGATAGAACCACAAAACAAAAAATAAAAGATAGATATGAAGATGTTAAGATAGAAGATGCGTTATTTAGTCTTAACAATAGTACTCCGACAATAATGTCAGAAGGTCAAATTTACAAGGGTATTGTTGGTGATGAAGTTGCGGTCGGAACCAATCTAACAGAAGCGTTTAATAAATCGGGTAAGTTAAATGAAATATTATCTACTCTTGGTACAATGCCAAATACCGGAGGTAATACTTCAGTTAATGGTAAAATTGATATTAATATCAACCTTACAGGATCAATATCGGGAGATAAAAACGCAGACATAGAAAAAATGTTTAGTGATCCAAAAGTACAAAAACAAATAATGGATACCGTTCTTTATAAACTTGATAGTTACAAAAGACAACAAGGTGTTCTTTCTTAATGAAAAAACAAGAAATAATCTATTTATGATAAAAAGACTAAATGGAAAGTCCACTATCATTTAATTCGTCAGAAAACTTTAGAAAAAAACTATTGGTACGTAACCTACCTGCTTACAGAGTTGATGGTGCGTTCAGTAGTGGTGATAAGCCTGCAGTTGATGAATTTAGAATATTAGACTATTCTATAGTTGATTCAGTACCCGTAGAAGTTATTGGGGATCAACAAGAGAGGTTATTATACCCAATTAATCAATACGGTCCTGAAAACCAAAATTCTTACGGAGAAATGGTTAAAATCAATATTAACCGTAACTACAAAACAAATGAAGGTGAATATGGTTTTGCCGACTCAATTAATAGTGATTTAGAGTTAATAGGTGATAATTCAGAATTATATCACATTGTAAAAAATGTTTACAAACCACAAAACAATAGAAATGATTACGGTGATAGTGTTTATTATATTAATAATGATAACACGATTAATACCGTTGGTAGTGGAGAATACAATATTGTAGATACATTTAACAGTTTCTTATTTCAAATTGGGAACAATAGTGAGGTCGAACACAAAGTATTAAACAAATACAAACCAAGTAATGGTGGTAATAGTGATTTTGGTAATACCAAATACGAAATAAATAATTTATTAACCTTACCAACCAACAATCAAATTTTTGGTTATAATATATCTTACACAGTTAACAATCAATTAGAGCAAATTGGTAATGGTAGAGAATTAGTATTAATAACTAAAAACAAATATTCTCCTGAAAATTCAAATGAATACGGTGAAACTAAATATAGTATCAATAATGATTTAATACTTGGCTCAAACCAAGGTGAATATAATTATGGTGACACTATTGGTGATGCGTTAGAACTTAAAGGTATTGAAATAAGACCCACATTATTTACCAATAACGAATATAGACCTGAAAACGGACAAAGTGTTTTTGAGGTTGAACCTTTTAGGATACAAAAAAATCTAATAATTGGTTCAGGTAATTATGGTTATGATGATACGATAGGTAGTGATTTAGAAACTGAAGGTAAAACCGGCAGACCTGTATTAATTGCCACTAACCAATATGGTCCCGATAATCCTATCAAAGGTGAAGTGCCAATCAATAGAAACTTACAAACAAGATCTAATGAGGGTGAGTATGGGTATCCTGATACTGTTAGTAGTGAATTAGAAGTTATTGGTGTTGATGAAAGAAAACCTACGTTTTTACAAAATGCTTGGGGACCTGAAGGAAATCAAAGTAGTGAAGAAGTTGATCCATACAGAAAACTTAAAAACTTAACGATTAATAATGGTAACTACGACGTTACAGACACCAACCAAAACGAATTAGAATACGTTGGTGGGTTAAAAGAAACTGAAGCTTACGTTAAAAACAAATATGTTACTGGTGATGGCGATTATAATGTTTTAAATATTGATGATCTACAATACACTACTACAGGTTTACCATACGCTAATTCAGATTCAACATTTGTTTTTGTACCGTCAACTTATAGTCCTGTTAATATATTATTAAGTGATAATCCTAATGGTTCTGACGGAAGTCTTTCACAAGATTCACAATTAGCTGCATTAGGTGCGAAACAATTACAAAAAGAATTTAAACATAGAGTTGCGTTAGAACTTTTACAACAAACGTTAGGTAGAGTAAATGCGTTAGACTCTAATGTAAATCCGGACACCGGAGAAATATCAGCGAAACCAAATACGGATCCATTCAATGCGATTGGTCTATTAACAGGTAATGTTCCGATAATTGCAAGAAATTATTCAATTACTGATCCTGATTCATTTTTGGGTCAAGGTATTAATTTTGCGGCTAAATTAGCGGGAACATATTCACCTTATTCGTATATTACTGGAGAATATTTTGATTATCCTAATAGTAAAGGTAATGGTCCATTTAAAAATATATTATCAGAATTAGGAGGGGCTTTAGGATCATTATTTAGTATAAAACAACCGGCAAATCAATCGTCATCAGAACTATTTGTTGAATTTACATCGATAGCGACAAGAAGTTTATTATATGACCAATTAAGATATAACCCATATAGACCAAATTATAAAATAGGTAATAACTTATTGGCACCTCCGGGAGTGTTTTACATCGGTGATAGAAAAAGTTCTATTACTGAAGAGGTTTCACCATTTGAACAATTACCGTTAAATAAAGATGGGTCAGGATCTAGTAATGGGCCTGTTTTATCGTATGGTAATGTTGGTAAACTCTATGAAGGGAACCAATTAACGGGTGCATTATTTGGTTTAAACACAAGGAACTATTATAGTTCAGGTGCTAAAGATACGTCAACTTGGGCATCTACAAATATTGTTGGTGGTTTAACTTGGGTATCTGATACCGGTAAAGGTGGTAAAAATTACACATTACCTGGTAAATTACAAGGTAGAGGAGGAGTTGATTTTACAGATAATTCTGATTTTAATTTTGATAGAATATCAAGTGCTTATGACCCAAGTCAATCTACAAGATATAATTTTACGCCTGGATCATTATTAGATGTCACCCAAAAATTAGTTGATGCTGGAAACCAATCACCTAATAAATTAGAACACGTAGGTAACGCAATTAACCAAGTGTCAAAAGTATTTAACGACGGTTATCAAGAACTAACTAAAGGTTCGAGGGTAATTAGATATACAACAAAAAATTCTGTACCGGGTGGTGCACTTGAAGGTCTTGAATATTGTAGAGTATTCACAAAAGATAGACCATATTACACATTTGATGAATTACAAAAACCTGATGGTAATATTAGAAAATATACGAATTCAGTTTTAGATAATACATTTAATTTGAACATAGCTCCAATAGGTGGTGTGGATTCTACTAATATCAAAAATGGTAAGGTTAAAAAATATATGTTTTCATTAGAAAATCTTTCTTGGAGAACATCAAATAGACCTGGTTACACTTATGAGGATTTACCTGATTGTGAAAAAGGACCTAATGGTGGTCGTATAATGTGGTTTCCACCTTACGATTTAAATTTTGATGAAAATATTAGTACAGGTTGGCAAGATAATACTTTTTTAGGTAGACCAGAACCAATTTACACTTATAGTAATACATCAAGAAAAGGTAATGTAAGTTTTAAAATTATTGTGGATCACCCGTCAATAATGAATGTTTTGGTGAATAAAGAATTAGAAGACGAATCATCTAACGAAACTATTAATCAAGTGATCGACTCATTCTTTGCGGGATGTACTAAATATGATCTATATGATTTGGTTAAACAATTCCCAATGTTTACACCGAGTGATGTTTTTGAAGTACAACTTATAACAACTCCTGAAGAGGTTAAAACATTTACAGATACTTTACCTACTAATATTGTTGAACAAGAAATAATAACTAACATTGTCCCACCACAATCACCACAACCAACACCGGCACCATGTACTGAATGGCAAATTAATGTTGGTTCAGTAACGACAGATCTTTCGTACGTCGATTGTGCTGGTACTACTATTACGTTAACAAATTTAACGTCCACAGCAACCACTCGTTGTATTAAAAGTACAACAACACCTACCTTTACGGTTACGGATGTCGCTAATACTGTAACAAACACGACACAACCTTGTTCAACACCACCAACGGTTACGGCAACACCACCTTTGGTTACTGAAGCACCTATTAAAGATCAGTTCCCTGAAGTTGGGTTCTATTTCCATAATGATTTTCCTGATCCGTCTGATGACAGGATATATGCGTCAGCTCCTTATGATATTTGGTTGACAAAATATAAAGGTTTAGAACTTAAATATTTAAATCTTGGAGGTAATTCTGACCCTAAAACTGCTCATGATTTTGGTAAGGCATTGGATAAGATTATTAAATATAATGATACTACGTATACTGACTATACTACACAAGTATTGGCCGGAACTAATACCGAACAAAATCAATATTTGGCGAATTATATTGACACCAGAAAAAGTTCAGTAAGTGAATTTTTCTCATTTATTGATAGTGAATTTACTGAGGCACAGAACTTCGTTAAAAAAATATCAATATCATTAGATGCTGGTGAAACAGTATCGTTTGAATTATTAGGTTCGGCATCCGCACTTCAAACCAATACGTACAATATTAACTTATCAAAAAGAAGGATAGATACCGTTATGCAATGGATGTTTAATCAAAAAACACCAAAAGGAATTGAGCTTAAAAAATACTACACAGATGGAAAATTAAAAATTAAAATGACTCCTAGTGGGGAGTCAGGAACGTTAATCGAACCTAAATACTCATCGATTAGTTGTACCAAAAATTATAAAACCGAGGCAAATGAAGGTGTTGTTTCTGTAAATGCTATGGCGTGTCGTAGAGTAAAGATTGTGGACATTAATGTGAGTAACACTAATTCGTCAACACAAACACCACCAACAACGGTACAAACACCACCAACAAATAATGATGGAAATACTAGTGCTATTGATCCGTTACCGCCAAATAATAATTCTGGAGTAAACACCGAACCTGTCACACCACCAAATCCAACACCTGGATTTGTTAGTCAAACACCTACAGGAAATACTGATACTAATATTACGCCACCAAGTTCTTCAATAAAAAATCCATCTTCAGGTAAAATAACACCTAAAAAGAGAAATGACTTAACTAAAAGACTAGCGAGGAAATTATTAACAGAATGTAATTACTTTGAGTTGGTTAGAAAAGAAAACCCAATGATTTACGATGGTATAAAAAGTAAAATTAAACACTTCCATCCTGTATTCCACTCAATAACGCCTGAAGGGTTAAACTCTCGTTTAACGTTCCTACAGCAATGTATGAGACCTGGAGATACTATACCTACTGTATCTAAAAATGATAATGGTACACAAACTTTATTATATAATGATGTTACTAATAGTGTGTTTGGTGCACCACCTATTTGTGTATTAAGAATTGGTGATTTCTTCCACACAAAAATTGCGATAGATTCTTTAAGTATAAAATATGAAGATGGTAGATTTGATTTAAATCCTGAAGGTATTGGTGTACAACC